AATTTCAGCATTTCATTTTTTTTTGCATAATAAGAAGGTAAAATAAAAGGTTGTTTTTTATGCCCCGGATGCGTCCCTTTTTTTGTTTTCCAACCGTGCGGCTGAACTCCGTATTCAATAAGCACGGATTGTGGCGCCAAGACTTTAACAACACCCAACCCAACGCCCTTTTTTACAATCGCGCCTGCCTTAACGGATTTATGTAATATTTTTCTCCGTCTTATCGTTCTTGGCCGTGCGCCCTTTTTTCTTCTCCCTCTTTTAACAGGCTTCCCACGCGGAGCGCGTTTGCGAACCTCATCGGCCATTATTTCCATTCCATTTTTAAGCGTCTTAATATCAACAGCTTCGACTGCTGATTTCATATTTGCCAAATATAAAATCGCGCCGACGTCCAATGCCCAACCCTTTGGAGATTTAATATTTACAGCTTTTGCCATTTTAAACGACCTCCCGCAAATAGAGTTGAGAAAAAGCAGCGCCGATTTCATCATGCCGCGTTGTGACGTGTTCAATATCGAAAATTTTGCCGCTTAACAAATTCAAACCCGTAATTCGATCTTTATTTGTTATGTCCGATTCCCTACAAACCAAAATATGTGTTGAAGTCACAACCTGCTTTTGATCGTCTTCAACCTCAACCGATCGACCGGAAGACAGCGAATCATATAAACGGCAAGGCATATTTTCGATATGGGTATCCCATGAATAAACGTTTTCGCCATAAATATCCTCACTATCAACAGATTGTCGCTCAACATCAACGTTGTGAATAAAAGTAGATTCAATCACGATCTTACATACCCCAATTTTGTCCGCTTGAAATCCGTCAGCAAATTATCAATGCTTTTCAAATAACTTGAAGAAATTTGCTCAAAATAATCTCCTATACGCCGTGAAGATAATCCTTTTGACCTACGGGTCGTAAACGCATTCGTGGCCAAATCAAGACAAATTGATTTTATTAAATCTGGAAAAAGAACCTTTAAAACCGTCGCATCCGTCCAAGCTGCAGACGTTGTTCCGCCAATGCCACGAATGCATGTAAACGCGGTTACGGGATTGCCAGTTGTGGTTAAAATATAAATTGATTCAGAATCTTGCAATCCAATGCTATAGGTATCTCCTGCAAATACAGCGTCGTTTGAACACGTGCCGGATACTATCGTTGAATTAGACAAGGTTACCGTTGCTGAAGGTATCAATTTAAATGGTAGCGAGGTTTTTCCATCGCCATATCCCCATAAGCCAGTTATTTCTATTGATCGTCTTTTACGAGGAAATGAATATCGTCCGTTTGATGGAATGTGAATTTCAGATTTTGGAAAAATATTTGTTTCATACGGATACAAATAATAATCTTGATCAACAAGCCAGGTTTCATCGTCAAAAGAACCATCATCGTCCGTGTCTGTTTTCAACGATTCACAAACCAATAAATCTTCCCCCAATAAAAGCGATCTATTGAAATCAGGATATTCCTTTGGAAAATATTTCTTACCGCTAAACAAATAAAACACCCTATCACAAAGCGTATCGATTTGACGCGAGGCGTATTCCAACATTAAGCGGAGCACAACATCATCAACCGAGTTTGTTATATTTAATATCGATTTGAGATTTGGAACATTTTCGTACGCGTTCATTTTTTATATTTCGATTTCGACTTTTTCTTTGGTTTATATGCCCCAACTTTTTTTCTATTATCAGAGGAGACTTCGGCATTCTCGCTCGTTTTCATGACTCCCTTGGATTTAAACTCCTCAAATACGCCGCGATGGATGTAAGCCGTGGCCGTGCGGTCTTCCACAATCAATACCGACCCGATAGGGTAATCCAAATACGGTAGAACCGTTTTAACTCTCATAATAATATTTCCAATCTCGCCAATCTTTAACTTGGACGTGTTTATGTTTCAAAGAAATCGGTCCGCCCGGGTGTTCTTCCTCATGGATTAAACATGAAGCCATTACCTCAAGATGTCCCACCCTAACAAGAGGGTCGATGTAAACTGATTTTCCGAATTTTTCCCACAACTTCCAAAAATAAATATCGGCATCGATATGATTCTCGCCATCCCAAATTTCTCGATCCGTTGATTCGCTGAAATAATCTCTAAAGTGTTCGGCGATGGGTCGCCAAAATTCCGGCGCTGATTTATCTTTCGGATTTAATTTCCATGATCCGTTAAAATTCGGAATTGAAAAAAGCCAAGGCTTTGGAATGTCTTTCAACGCTGAGGCGCGGATTATCGTTAAACCAAAATGGGCATGTTGTACTTTAAACGGCCCATTCATTTCGTATTTTCCGCCTTTGGCAACTCCGGCTAACGGTGTCCCCGTGTAGCGTTTGGGTTGAAGCGCGGCAAGCGCGTCAATCTCAGGATGTTCGGCCATCGTCCGCATTAATCGCTGAACGTTTGATTTGGTAAAAAGCGTGTCGTAGTCGAGCGACAAAATCCATTCAACACCGGAATCAACGCATGACTCCATTGCGAATTGGAGATGTTGGTTCCAATATGCGCCGCCGTAAGTTCCTAATGGGATGCCCAAAGATGTTATGGCTTCATTGATACATCCAAAAGTATCCGTCCATATTAATCGGGGAAGGGAAAGAATGGCTTTTATATTAACGGCCAATTCTTTTTTTGCGGTTTGTTGCTGATTTTTAGGTAGGGAAGTTTTTAGGCTTCCATTTGATAGGCTTCCGTTTTTCGGCCTTTCGGCGACGCAGACTTCACTAAGGTTTTGATCATAAGCAATTTTAATTCCTGAAATATTTAACGAGACAGGGAGCGAGGCGCAATCCTGAAAATCACTTTCCCATTTTTTCAGGTGAGTTAAGCCCGCGTCTTCCATTAACTTCATCAGTTTTTGCTCGGTGAAAATTGCATGGTGAAAATCGTTTTCGTCAGTCTGACCACCCATGATATATCTATCCCATTTATGATCAATTTCGGATAATTCGATCGCTTTGGCAAAATCTGGAACGGCGATTTTGATCGTCCCGCCTGGTCGCAAAACCCTAACCCACTCAGCAATAACTTTAGGAATATCTGAAATCGGGAAATGTTCAAGAACATGACTCGCACGGATTTCGTCAACCGAACCGTCGGAAAGATCAAACGTTTTCTCATATGGCCTATCTGTTGAATAATCGGCGAAGGTTATTTCTTTTGGAAGAGGATAGGCCTCATAGCCGTTTTTGCGGTCAATGTTAAACCAACCGAAGATCGATTGATCTCCGCCACCAATGTTCAAACGAATCAGAGGTCTCGCTTTTGTTTTCTGCATCAAATCAATCTCTAACCTTCCTAAAAAATAACCGTCCGGCGTCGAATCATCGCGCTCACGGACGGTAATTTCGTGACACCGATTTAATTTTAGACAAGAACTACTTCGCCGCCGCTCTCAACCATATCGGTTGTCGATTCAGGCGAACTGTCCGGGAATGCCAAGAACACGCCAGACGCTGTGACATCTGCGCCAGATGCTCCGGCGGTTAAAGTCGCCCTCAAATATCGTTTACGCCCGCGCAAATCGATATGATAAATCACAAGATGACCCGTCTCAATATCCGGTGTTAAATTCGCCGTTATCGTGACGTGATTCGTAACAACCGTATCGTCCGACTCAAGCAAAGATAACGTCGGGGCTGCGGATGTTGCCGCTTGTTCGTCGCTAAGATTGACGATAATCATCGCTGATTTTCCAAGATTCAACGTATCGATTGAAGCCGCTGCTGTTGCGGCATCTGTGATAAGCTGCGCCTTAAAAACCGCGCTTGCCTTAATTTTTTGAAGTTCATTCATTTTTTAAATCCTCTTTTAAAATTTCATTCAGCCATTTTACGAGCTAGGTGTTTTCAAAGCGACCAACGGCCCGGCGTTCGTCGTGTCGCCAAGCTCATAAATATTGATTCCGAATCGAGTGTGAGCGACAAAACCTATTTGAAGTTGATCGGCGTAGCGTTCGTTCAGCGTCATTATCATTGTCTCTTTTCGGCTTCCGAGTTTCGCACAAGCCTTGAGCGATCCATGAAGCATAATCACCGTCGATGTTTGCGCTGTAAGAACTTTATTCATGACATTTACCCAAACGATTGGATAACCGTCGTACTCTTTTCGCGAGCGAACCGTTTCCATTTCGGAGCGGGTTGAACCGCCAGCCGCCCATGCGAGGCGCGAAAGCGAGGCCGCCCATCCGGGCTTAGAAACAAAAAACGCGATCTCATCTGGATTGACGTAATCGGGAACCTTGCCTTCAAGATTATGAATGTCCAAGAGGTCAAGCGTTGAATAGGCCGTGTTACCTGTAATTGCGGTTGATATTGATGCGGTATGTGGCGCGGTGTCTATTTTAGGAACGATACCATGAACGCCGTGATACGTCGATGTTCCGTCACCGTTGAAACCAGCTTCGTCTTCTTTGTCGGCGAAAGCGTAAGCAAAGTCGCGAGCCAACCGCTCGCCGATTCTGACGATTGCATCGTCAGCAAGATTCATTGCAACCAATGTGCGAGCGGCCCACGTTTTTGCTGTGATTTCAACCCCACCGTATGTTTGATCTGACGCTGTGATTGCCGATGCAAGATTTTCACCAACCGCATAAGCTGTGATCCCGCCAACTTGACGCGGAAAAAAATCATGATCTGACGCCATCGGTTCAACGTCTGCCCATTGTCTAAAGACTCCACGCGATTCGCGCAAAATATCGATTAATGATTTGAATTCCGTCGGAACCAAATACCCGCCCGCTGTGTTTGTAGCACCTTCCATTACCGCTTTAATTTGTATTTCGTGATCCGCACAATATTTTTTTGATGCTTCATTGCCATGAACGGCGGCCAAAAACCAATGCCCTCCATGAAAAGCAGCCTTGGCTGCCCATTTGTTGTTTGGCATACAAGCCAACCCGCCAAATCGATCAACATAAGCCTGAGACTGATAATCCATCAACTGCATGGGCTTATCGAAAGTCCCTGCAATCTCAAGCTCCGGCTCTGCCGATACGGGGGGGGGAACCTGATCGAGCCATGATTCGGCTTTGTTCAGTCGATCTTTGACTGCTGCTTTGGCGCGATAACCTTCGATCTCCGCCTTTTTTTCATCGATAGCCGCCATTAAGGTTTCAAGATCGTCCGATTCCGTTTCGGAAATCTGGTCGCCTTTTTCATTTAACGCCTTTGCCTTGGAGACAAGCTCATTAAATTCGGTAAGCATTATTTGTAATTTGTCCATTTTTTTCTCCAGTCTAAAATAAAAAAAATGGCCCGCCTCTTTCGAGGAGAAGCCATTAATTCACGGATCAATGACAATATTTTTTAACACAAATTTAGCGGTGTTTCCGCCCATCAACTAAATCTTTACAAAATTCTTGCTTTCAATGTCAAGTGTAAATTTCGTTTTCTGCAATATTTATTTTTGCCGCTCGATGCGCCGCAGATTTTCGCCGCTTCGCCATAGCCGCAGCTCCGATTGCTCGTGCGGCATCTATAGTCGCCTCGATTGATCTAAGATTGTCCACCAATTTATTTTTCAAAGCATTTTCACCAACAAATACTGAACCGTCAGATACGCTGGCTAGTTGATTATCGGTTAATTTTCTGGCGCGCTTAACGTCGGCTAAAAACGGCTTGGCTAAGTCCGCAACCTCACGGCGTAAATTGTCAAGTTGCTCCGACGTGATTTCCGTGCCCGGGGCAAACGCGCCTTTATATGCCCCTGTGCCGACAACATAAGTCTTCACGCCCGCATTTTTATACTGCTCAGATTGATCTGTAACAACCGCGTACGTCCCGATTGATCCGGCCATGCCTGCGCGATTCATTGAAATTGATTGCGCTTGAGAAGCGATCCAGTAAGCAGCCGACGCGCCCAAATCTTCAATGTGAGCCAAGACGGGTTTACGTTTATTAACCGCCCGAACGGTATCGGCTAGCTGCTGAGTTCCTGCAACGTGCCCGCCGGGTGAATCGATCATCATTACGATCGAATTTACTTGCGGGTCTTGCACTAAAATAGACAAAGCGCGCCGAACCAAGATCGTTGAAGTCCCGCCGAATTTCGGTTGACCTTTCATCAATGTCCCATTTACCGAAACCACGGCAACCCCTCCGCCGACATCGGCAATCAAATCCTCCGGCATCGGTTGTTTTTCTCGCTGCCCTGCCGCATACGGGACGTTATTTGCATCGATTACAACCCCGCCCTTCCCCGAATCATTCACGGGGATTTGCCGGAACATTGAGGTCTCCAACCATGCGGGGTGCAGTAACCAATAGCCGAAATAATTTGCAAAACAATCGGCCTGTATAGGCATTTTAATTTCGTTTCCCATTTTTTTATTCTCCCAACTTAATCAACGCTGTGCGGGCGTAGCCCATAAACGCCTCCGCCATTAATTGCGTTGCGTCATCCACGGCGTTTTCATCGCTCCAGTTTTCATTTTTAATATTTTCTTTTTTTCGTGATTCACAAAAACTATTTATCGATTCTTTGAAATAATCGTGTATCGATCTGAACCGATCAAATCCGAATATCGAAATCATTACTGGAGAAAATGCGTTATATAAATCATGTTGAAAATCGATATAGAATTTACCAACCCACTGCCGATACGTTTCGATTGAATCAACATTTCGTTTGATAGCTTTTGAATGAGCCACCGCCTCTTTGCGCGATAAACGCGAAGATATGTCAACAAACAAAACGCTGTATCGATCCAAATCGATCATAGATTTGCCCTTTTCTCCCGGTCGGCCACGCTCGCCGCTTTCCTCAGTATTTCCTGTCCGAGAAGTTTTTTGCTGTATATTCGGCGGCCCTGCCTTCGCCGCAGTTGTTAGCGGAATCATCGCCCCTTGAACCCATGGTTCATCCGTGCCCGGCAAATTGAAAGGATTCTCATTCTCCAAACTTCGCCATTCATCCGGCGCAAGCGTCCCGGCTTGAAAACGTTTCATCAAATACTCTCCGCGAGCTTTGGGGTCGCCGCGCAATAATTCATCGAATTTATGCTCTGCATATAAATTTTCATCCGATGAAAATAACTTCGCCTTACATTCAGCCGCCCATCGAACATCCCACGGCATCAACGTGTCGGCGACATACATGCGATTGATTTCTGATTCTGAATGACCCGATGTATCCCGATGCTCCTGCAATTTGCTGACCGGAATCCTAAACCACCGCGCTATTTCATAAATCGAAAAAATATTTAATTCAAGCGTCTGGGCGTCTTTCGGCGGCATCCCCCGGTCGTGCCACTTCAAAGCAACTGGACTTAAAAAGATTTTATGCGCACGATCCGCGCCTTCGTGTCCGCCTTGTAATTGTTTTATAATAAAATCTCTTTGTTTCTCATTCATCATCCCTTCTGGTGACATGATCCCGCCGAACACAGTAGAGTTCCCATAAAAAGACGCTGTGAATTTTTGAATTGCAATATTCAAACCCAACGATTCTTTTGCATAATGTAGAATCGAATATCCAGAAAATCCTGTCCCGCCGAACCCATGAAGATGGAGCATGTTCTCGTATGGGATTTCTCGATCAACATGAGCATGTGGCTCAATTGAATCAACGCTATCCGGCAACCCGCGCAGAATATAACGCGGTCGCCCTGCCATGTTTGTTTCAATCGAAACACGAGATGGATGGATATTGTATAGTTCAAATGGCCCATGAGCGCCCCCGCTTATTTCATTTCTAGGACTTCTAACTATTTCTGCAAACCCATTGCCCCAACCCATCGCGTGATGCGTCATGGTCTCACGACCAGATTGCGCTGACACCCATGGGTTCCATCGATGGCGTAAAACTTTATATGCTGCATGATCGACGGCTTTGTTCCGCCCAGACTCCGAACCGAGTTTGTATAAAACAAAAGGCAATTTTCCAATGTCCTCGGAAATTGCCCGCATCGCTGCAAAATAAGAACTGATCGAAAGGGCCGACTCTGACGAAACCCGCTCGCCGCTCGTTGTTTTTTTTCCACCCATTGAATCCAAAAGCCACTCGGCGGGGTCTCTAACGGTTGATGTTGCTTCGGCCAATGCATCAAGGATTACGCTCATTTTATTTTATCTTTCGTGTCGGCAAACTAATATCGATCCATATCAAAAGCCCCGGAACTAATAGCCCCAGTGGTTCATAAATAAGGTAAGACCCAACCGAAATCAAGAATAAAGAAAAAAACAAAAACAATATCCGCGTCCACCGCCTAATTTTAAACATCATATCCACAAGCTCTTTTCATCCTGATTGTAAATAGAAATACCCACATCCGGCGGCCTCTCCATTGCTATGCCGACGGCCATAATACATGAAACTATACCATCGATTTTCCCGCCGCTTTCCTCTTTGTCCGGCTTCAATTTTTGTTCATTTTTCCTGACCGATATATTAGAGGATTGCCAATTCATCATCGGACTATTGCCATGATTTAACAATCCGCTTTCGTAAAGATGTTCAAAAACATAAGTTGGCCCTGCAAAGCTATAATATCCCTGACCAAACGGAGTCATTACAATACCATCAATGTCTCGCAACTGCTGGCATATATGAACGCCTTGAAACGTTCTATCAATCGCAATCTCCTGAATAGAATAATCATCGGCCAGTTGGTTTATCCGAGCGCGAACGTATCCAAAGTCAGTTTCGTTTCCCTCTGTTAATTCCAACGTCCCGTTTTCCTCCCAATCAAGATACGGAATGCGCTCCATAAAATGCCTTTTCTTGGCCGTCTCTCTTGGGCACCAATGCCACCACAACGCTTTAAACTTTTGAATAACAACCGAGGTCTCGTTTTCTTCGTAAACTTTTGAAATATCTTTTAGCGATAACTCATATTTTTCGGCATCAAATTCAGGATCAATAAACAACAAACAGAGCGAAGTTAAATCGTCAACCGATCCTAAATCCAAACCTCCAACGCAACACAACCCCTTTAAAGATTCCCGCATTTCATCAAACGATTCGTTGCCCGCCGATGCCGCCCACTTTTCCTCGTTTATCCAACGCGTTCCACCGCTCACCCACATATTTAACTTGTATCGCTTAAACTCCATTTCCTTCGTCTTGGACTCACAAGCATCTTTGAAATCCGCCTCAAACTGTTTCTCAGGAATAAAACTACCAAGAGCAGGATTAGCCTTTTTCCAAACCTTCGGGTCTTTCCAATCATCGGTTTCAGCATCGCATTCGGCGATAAATGCAAAAAATGTTTCGTCCTCTATTACGCCGGAAATAATCTTTTTGGCCTTTTCGTAAATTTCATAACAAATTGATGCCTTATCCGATCCGGCTGTCGTAACGATAACAGTTAATGGTTCTTCTCTGAATGTCCCGCCGTATCTCAACGAGTTCCAAAATTTACGATCCTTCAAAACGTGAAGTTCATCAAAAACCAAACCGTGTATATTTAAACCCTCGCTTGCCCCAGCCTCTGCCGATAGCGCATCAATCCAAGCATTGCCCTCTGGATAACGGATTCGATTTTGCGATGATTGAATAGACAATCGAGCCGCCAAATCCGGCGAAGCGGTAGCCATGTTTACCGCCTCCTCCCAAATAATCTTGGCCTGTTTGCGAGTGGTCGCCGCACTATAAACTTCTGCTCCAGGCTCGCCGTCAGCTATCCCCAAATACAATTCAATGGCGGCTCCTAAGGTGCTTTTACCATTTTTTTTAGCCGTAGAAATATAGGCCATCCGAAACCGCCTAAAACCGTCGGCGTTTTTCCATCCGAACAACGGCATGATAATTTCATCACGTTGCCACGGTTCCAAGATGAATGGTTCGCGAGCGAACCTCCCCTTTGAATGTCTCAGATAAGTTTCAATAAAATTTACAGCATGAAGCCCGGCGTCAACATCAAACCAGCACCCTTTTTTCACCGCTTTTTTATCGGCTTTGGTTCGCGTCCATTTTTTAGTGGCGGCGATAATCTTTGCGCTTTTTTTGGATGAATCGCTCAAAATCTTCAACTTCCCCTACTGGGTTATCTGCGGGAATTTCACGCGGCGTTTTTTTCTTTGTCCTTGCAGGAGTCGCAAGCCCAAGCGTCTCCATCGCCTTAAGCATGGCGGAGTGTGCCTTGTATTTCATGGTAACTATTTTAGGATCGAACCGAGCGGATGATTTTTTTTGAACTTCACACAAACCAACGAAGTCGGAATAAGCAGCACAATAAATGACGATGTGTTGATGGGTCGATTCCTTAAGCATTCTCGCTTCTCTTAGCAAGGGAACTATTCGAGCAAATTCTTTCTTGGCAACAGGATCAAGTTCTTTCGGCGCAACCCATCTTTTACGACTCACTCGCTTTTTCTTCTTTGTTGTCT